AAATACCAGAAGCAGTACGACCCACTCCTTGTATGCCTGTTTGACCATGAGCGAAAGAAGGGAAACCTGTTGACTCATCTGCTAACACTCTTGCTTTGTCGAACATCTGCATGTTCTCGTTAGATACATTCGGAAACTTGGTGCCAAAGATAGCTTGACCAGGTGCCCCTCCTTGTCTCCTAAACACTTTGCCTGGATACACAGAGAGGTCTTGCCCTGGGACGAGATTAGTCTCGTCTACCTCTATAAGTAGATTACCAGACAATGCTGCGTTATCTACTGACATTCTCATAAATCCGTTCATAAGATTTTGTGTATCATCCATATTTTCTGCAATGCCTACTCCAAAGAATGAGTAAGGGTTTACCTCAAAAGGCACTGCGTAATATGGTAAGATAGAAGGAGTAAATGGATTCATAACAAGACGTAACACTTGTCCGTTACAAACCCATATGTTTACGGAAACCTGATCTTGGTTTTCTAATTCTTTGGGGATCTCTATGTCGTATTCTTGTAAAAGGTCTGTGTCAACATATCCCCAAAACTCTAACACTGAGTATCTCTCAGCTTTTGTTTCTTGATCAGCCTCTTCCATGACTTGTTCCCACCACTCTTTAGAGTAGGACTCTCCCATGCCAATAGCTGTATCAATAGCGTTTGATCTGAAGAAAGGTCTTTTCTTTAACCCACGCATTTGAGATCTAGACATCTTGTGTCTCTCAACTACGTACTCTGCCTCATCCATGTTGTTAGCGTCTGGGTCAGGATAAAAGTTCCAGATACTTACACTAGATGTTTGTGGCACAGTTTTAATTGTGGGTGTGTACTCACCATCTTCTGACCAAGAAGGGTATTCCTTATCGTAAGCAAATGGACCCTTCATAATACCTGTACCAAACAGAGCAGTTTCAAATGCTGCTATGCGTAACTGCTTTCTAGCATTTGACTCTTCTAGTTGGTCATGTATTTTCTTCTCCATCTTTTTAGCTGCAACCATAGCAGGATGGAAAGTAACTTTACTTGGAGTTGTTCCTGGACCTTCTTCAATAAGATCTTGTACAGGTTCTAGTTTGTTACGGAGTGCTCCAAGTCTTTCTCGTAAATCAATGATTGTTTCACCAGGCTGTAGTCTTGTGTCATCTTGCGGCAACGCACCATCAGACTCTTGAGCTTTACGCATGTTGCTGTCAGTCTCAAAGTTTACAGTGTCTGT